TTAACCTTTCTTAACGATATCTTTCATGTCATTCTTGTAATAACATCCCTTGCAAACTGCATATCCAAAACCCGTTTTATTTTGAATAATTCTCGATGTATAAGTAATTCCATAAATGACTTTCTTACCACATTCGCAACAAGCAATTTTCTTGTTCATATCATCCTCGTAATATGTAGCTCCATCAGGCAATGCATAATCCTCATATTGGCCAGTTTCCAAATCGTACTTTCTAGCAAAAGCATGATCCATTGCAGTATTTAATAAATCAAAAAACTTAATAGCATCTTCATGCGTCATATTCTTGTAGTTTACATCAATAACAACAACACCATGTTCCTTACATAATTTTGACCATTCTTTACCTGTCATTGATATCACGTCCTCTTACTGGTTTATTACGCATAAAATCATCAAAATCCATATTACAATCGGAACATATTTCTGCTTTCTTTGTTACAAGTCCCATGCCACCATCATTTTTAAAACCATACGCTTGATATGAGATTTTATAATTTGTAACCTCTTTAGTTTTGAAAATTCTCTTGCATCTATCACATTGAACAATTCCTCTGTCTATTCTCATTATTTGCTTCCTCTCTTCTTTTCTTAACAATCATTGAAAGTCTTTTATTCCTTTCTTGAATCCTTTGATTTTGCATTCTCAAACGATAATTTTCATTTTCCAGATACGCAATTTTTTTCTTGAGGGGCAAATAATTATCTTCGCCCCATTCCAAAAGTAATTTTCTTAATTCATTACACTTTGACATCAGTTTATATATGCCCCTGAAAGCTTATTTTTCTTTGCCCATTTATTAACAAAAGCAACAACACTATCAGTAGGCCTACAATTATTTTTGCCTCTTAATTGAATAACTTCGTTTCGTCTTAATTCCAATGTGTAGTAAGGATGATTTACATTTTCACGTTTTCTAATCAAAAAGATACTTGTATCTCCTGCTGCATACTTATCGATGTAAGTACGTACGCAATGACTTAGTTCCTTACTTTCATTTATTAGATCCAATGGACTATTGGCAGGTGTAATAATAAATTCATTATCACCAAAACGATATTTATAAAGTTCCTTGATAACACGATTCTTTATCTGCTCTTGTTTTTCCATTGAATCAATGACTTGAATTTTTTTCTCTAATTTATCATGTGATTCTCTTAAATTTTGTGGATATAGTATCTTAGATGTTTTAGGCAATCCAAGCTTTTCTACAAACCTAAGATAATCAAGATAAAAATAAATATTAAAATTATTATCCATCATGTATTTGAGGCTTTTTTTATTGATTTCCATGTTGTTTCTGCTCATTCTTAAATAGCCAATGAATTTATCATACGTATCCAAGTTATATTTAAATATATCTTCTTTGCATTCACGATAATAAGCAATACTGCCACAAGCCTGTAAGTATTTGAGTTCATTTTTACTTTCTAATCCTAATATTGCCAAGCCTTTTTTTGACCATCTGAAATAGTTCATTCCCGTAGTGAGAGCCCATGTTAGATTAAGTTTTGCAAACATTTCGATTTGAGGATGTTTTTCATATAGTTCAAGCCATTCAAAAATTCTATATTCTTGCCATTTACTGTAAGAAAAAGCACAGTACCTATGTTTGGATTCTTCACATTCTTTCGATACTACATGCTTTGCATATTCTTCGTTTTCAATATAAGTGCCATAGTAATACGAACCACGATAGCATTCTCCTAAAATATCAAGGGTAGTATGTTTCGTTACATTCCATTTAGACTCTTCTTGAAATCTTGATTCAGTGTAAAACATGTAATTGATCAAGCACTTGATTCCATAATTTCCTTGATAAACATATCTGGATAACTTATTTCGACACCCACCAAGGTATCTTTGTACTTCAACAATTCTTTTTTGTTTTTTCTTATCTAGCCATCCTTGCCAAACGAAGTAAACTCTAGCAATCAATCTTCCATTCCAAAGTTCGTACCGAGTTACAAAATCAGTTACAACTCCATGAAATTTTTTCTTGTATTTCCATATGTCATCATTGCCATCTTCTGAAATAAAATATTCATTTGCTAAATAGTTAGAATGATCTTCCAAATTTGCTGTTTTAAGTTCTTCCAGCAAAGAATCCAAGTTATTTTGGGTCGTCTTCGTCATAGTAATGCACCGCCCATCCATAAACTACTTCATCTTCAATACAAGCTGTATTTCCTGTGGCTTGTTTTCTAGCATTAGATTCCACAAATTGCCACATATCTGTAATTGATTTTTTAGGATTTCTCATTTTTTCATCCATCCCTGGTACGGACATCAAATATTTAAATATTCTATCAATTGGTGTTTTTAGATTATCTGGAACAGTAGCAATTTGTTCTTCAAGTGTTTTAGGTTTTTTTGTTTCTTTTGCGGATTTCTTTTTACCTGCAGGCTTTTCCTCTGTTTTAGGCTTTTCAGTTTCAGTTGCTTGAACTGTTGCTTGTTTTTGTTCTCCAGTCGCTTGTTTTTCGTCTTCTACAACTGGAGCAGGTTGTTGATCAGCAACTTGTTCAACTTCTTTTTTTACTTTTTTGACCTTTTCATGTTCTTTTTTTTCTTCATCCAATAATGACCATAAATCCATAATTTTAAATCCTCCTGTTATTTTGGTTTTTGATTATTTAATTTGGTTTTCTTTCTCCAATTTCTTCAATACACACTTTTAAACATTCATTTTCAGCATATTCTCTCATGATAACCAATTGACATACTTGAATGTCATCATAGTAAGCAACATCGTTGAGAGCATCCAAAACTACTTTGATGATGTTGTCGATATCAGGTTTTACTGTGCAAAAAAACGTTTTATCCAAAAGACAATTCTTTAATTTTTTAGTGGTTGATTTTGGAACTTCTCTGTATGCGAATATCTTTACTCTTAGAGCCTTGTTACTTTTGTAACTTGTAGTTTTTCGATAATACATTGCTATTTTTTGTTCATAATCTCTTGTTTTCTTAGGTGTATAAGCTCTTACAAATCTTCCTTGTGTTGTAAATCTTGGTCTACCTTTTCCAACGATTGCTCCTGGTACAGTGAACCAAAACTTCTTGTAGTCCGCTTGTATTCCAAGATTAAGCTCGCATTGGGTCGAATTCATCCTCAACACCTCTTGTTTCTTCAATGATTGTTTCATTCATCAATGAGTCAAGTTCCTGTTCTTCATGATAAGTTTCTTCAGGCTCTTCTACATCCATATTTTCAAAATAATCATATTCTGCAGGTTGTTGAACAAACTCCATTTCCTGTTGGTCATACGCATTGTGTTTAGGATCATCTTTGATATTGAAGTAAACTGTCATAGCAATTGTTGTTTGGCCACCATTAAGTTCAATTTGGTCATAAGCCGCCAAGTAGCATTGGTTCCAATCACCAGCCAGGGTAGTAAATTCACTATCACGTTCTTCATCCAGTAAGTAGATATCAGGAGATCCTATCCTGTCTAAAATCTTGTTATCGTCTTCCGAAATCCAACGATTTGTTACTTCAACGATTTTTGGTATTTTGTATGGATCACCTTTTTCAACGGAAAATACTTTTCTTGAAAGATATCCTGCGTGCTTAAAGAAATTTCTAACTGCAATCAGATAGGACTCCTGACAGTTGAAATGTTCAGCTTTAGAAAGCATCATATCTCCGTTTGGTAATTCCGATAGTTCATAAGGGATTTTTCCAAATTCTCTTAATTCATCGTCTAAGAGAAGATTGCTTTGAAAGTCATAAACTGCTGCATAGTTGTTACATACTAAATAAAGTTTTTCATCATCACCATAAAATACTGGTGGATATGCACTGTTTTTCTTGATGATTTCCTTTGCAATTGAAAGAAATCTATGAAAAAACGGTTCTTCGTTCTTTTTTATTAGCATTTTGGTTTCTCCTTTTTGTTTAACTTCTTGTTTTTATAGCAAAATCTTCATTCTAACGAATGTTTTAAGATAATTGGTAAAGTTAATCATCTTTATAGCAAACACTCACTAGAAATGAAAATTTTAAGTTTTTTATTTTAGTTAGAACTGAATATCATCTTCCATGATGTTGTAAGATGGTTGTTCGTTCATAAAATTATCTTGTTGTTGGTTTTGAACAGGTTGTTGATAACTGTTTGCTGGTGCCTGTGCTTGTTGATGATATTGTTGTTCTTCATATTTGTCTCTAGGTTTTGTTTCTAGAAACTGAACTGAGTCACAAACAACTTCAGTAACATAAACACGTTGACCTTGTACATTGTCATAAGTTCTTGAACGAAGTCTTCCTTCAACTCCAACCAATGAACCTTTTGAACAATACTTTTCAACGTTCTCAGCAACCTTGTTCCAGGTAACACACGAAATGTAATCCGCTTGTTGTTCTTCATCATTTCTCTTTGGACGGTTCATTGCTAAAGTAAAACCTGTAACTGCTGAACCATTTTGAGTTCTTCTAAGTTCTGGATCACGTGTCATCCTACCAACTAAAACCACTCTGTTTATCATATCTTCTACTTCCCTTGTTATTTTGATTTTGAAGTTTTTGTTCTAATCTTGCTTTCGCTTCTCCCCTGTATGTAAGAACACCATCATTACGTTTTCTAACATGTTCATCATGTAGGATTTTGACCATTTCCTTATCGTAGTTGCAGTCTTTGAATTTTTTTGAATATTCTCTAGCTTCTTGTGAGTTTGAAAATCTAAATGGAAAGTTTCCAAAGCCATCATCTTCATACTGAATAATTACTGTATTTGGTTTGATCTTTTCTACTGAATAGATGTCTCCGTCAATGTTAGAAATGATTTCAGCAAGATTAGGAATGTATTTGTTAGACTTTGAAAACTTGACAATTGCCTTTTGAACCTGTTCATATGAATATTCTCCAAACATCATCATCCATGTTTCAATCGTATCTTGTGTTATGGCTATTTTTGAATTTGGATAAATACTTTTGTAAAATTTCAAAATCTTTTTAATTTCTAATTTTTCCAAATTTTCTAAATTCCTTTCTGAATGTTGTGTGCCTACTATATATAGCAATCTGCAAAGTCGTATGCGAAGGATTGTTATTTGTGAGTGTGCACACACCACTCGTTCTTTACGTTCTTATACGTTCTTTACGTTCTTATATAATAAAGATGGGATGTAGTTCTCGACTACTTTGAAAGTATTCCTCGACTACATTCAATGTATTTTAGAACTACTTTGAAAGTATTCCTCGACTACATTGAACTGTCTTGATATTTCTTATAATTGAGTATCTTTATCTCGGTTTTACCAATACCACCTCGATACGTTTTGTAGTTAATTACCTTATTTTCTTTTAGGAAATTCATAAATTTATCAAGAGCTGACCTCGATAGTCCTAAATCATTAGCTATATCTTTCTTAGTAGTTATCAACGTACCAACCTCGCCATATCTACTATCGAAAGTGGCATTGAAGAGGCAGTACGTATATAACTGCCATGCATAAGGATTTTTGAATACTTCATCCTCCTGTGCTTTTCTATACATTTTTACATAGCCTTTTGTGTCTACCTCTTTTGCCATCTAAATGACTCCTTTACTACATTGACATTGGGTCGAAACTGTCTACTGGAACTGGTTCAGCTTGTTTTTCTTCGCTGATTACATCTTGCATTGTTGGAGCTGTGTTTGCTTCAATTGCTTGATGTACTTGAGGAGTTTCTTCTGCAATAAAATTGCTTGTTGTATCTTCAACACCCATTTCTTCAGGAACATACATCCCTTGGAATTCTGATGTAAAAGCTTCTCTTAAACATTGAGCAACTGCTACTTTTCTAATCATTGTTGCTGGTTTACCACTCCATTGTGAATTTACTGTTCCGTCTTTCTTTCTACCAACATATTCATCAAGTGAAACTTCAACTCTTTCAGGCTCTCTATCTTTTCGATAGACTTCACACCATCCACCGACAAGTTCTTCCCTTGATGGAATGTAGAAAGTTCCAACACGATAATCGATTTTACCTTCTGCATCTAAAACAATGATTCCTGCTTTTTTACCTTGATACTCAGGATGCTTATCTGCTCTCTTTTGATAGACGTCTTTAGAAACAACCATTGTCGCTGGTGAGCTACCATATTTGATTAAATGTGCTTCTTTGATGAATGGATTCAATTTTTGAGCTGAACATAATGCAATGAACAATTTAACTTCTTGATCGCTCACATTACCTCCGCCAGCTACCAAATAGCTTTTTACGATATTCGAGCTTAATTTAATTTCTCCTGTGTCGGTTTTAATTGTTGTAATTTTGTTTTCCCTTGCTTGATTTGCTTGTTGTACCATACTTTGTAATGCCATAATTTATTTTCTCCTTTTGTTTAGTGTTATAATTTACCTCGAAAGTGAGGTGATTGTTAATGATTAGTAAAGACCAATATAATCTTTTGAAACAAGCTACAAAGTCCAAAGAATTATGTGTTGATGATTTAAACGAGACTGAATTAGAACAAGCTAAGTTTCTTTATAAGAATAAATTTCTAGTTGTCAGTGAACGAAAAACATCATCTAGCAATGGAATAACAGGAATATATATTTACAAATACAAAGTGTCTCAATCAGGAGAGGCTGAAATGTATCTCTTTAAATCTTCTTTCTATAAATGGTGGGTTCCTGTTGTTATTTCTATTGGAGCTTTTGTTGTCTCGATAATTGCTTTATTTAGATAGCTTTACATAAAGTACAATTAATGAAAAGATTAAAGAAAATATTGATATAATCATCGGAAAATTTGGAAACACAAACATGAAATCTATCATTGCATTTTCAATTTTCTCTAACATTTCTTCTATTAGCTTTTTCATTTACGCTACCTTTTTTAAATCAATTACAAAATCAATTGAAGCTAGATCATCTGCCAATGATTTGGCTTCTTTTAATAATTCTATTAATTTTTCAGCTTTCTTTGTTTCTTCATTAATGTTTTTTATTTCAACATTCAATGTGATTTTTTGATTGTTGGATGTTTTACTTGATTTGCTCATTTTTATCACCTCACATTTATTACTGTTTAGGAAAAATCAGCTATTAAGCAATTCTTCCCATAACGATTACCGGATTATCTGGTTGAGGGAAATATGCATTTAGAATTATCCATTTTCCGCTTTGGATTCTAATTACTATTTCCTTCAAACTATTTAATTCAGCCACTTCTTTTACGCTGTTCATTAGTTTACTTCCTTTACGTTATATTTATTGATTAGTCCTGTTTGAGGATCACTCAATTCTTTTTCAGTTAGTTTCACTTCTCCAAAACTGAATGTTGGATTGATTTTTTTAATTACATCCATATATCTGTTCAACATTTGAAGTGCTGCTAAATCGCCTTTAAATTCAAATGTTTTCTTCCATACTCTACCTTGATATTTTTCAGGTGTTTTTTTGATTTCAGTAACGACATATTTATCATTTACATTTGCAATTATTTCTTCACCACGTTTAACTGGTGTGTATTTTGGTTGAGTTGCTTCATCAGCTGAATGAATGGCTTGTTTTCTTACTTGTTCCAATTCCTTTTGATGTTGAAGCTCCACTTCTTTTTGTTTAGCTACTGCCTGAGATTGTTTTTTAATGTTATCAACTTCATCAGTAATCATTTCAGTTACTTTAGGAAGTCCTTCAGTTTTCAAAAGTGATTGATATTTTTCTCTTGAAATGAGTTTTTCATCAACATTTGCTATATGACATGCATTAGTGATTGTTTTCTCAACCATTTCTAGATTCAATTTGTAGTTCTTTTCTTTTTCCATCAAAGAATTAAATTGAGCTTCAACCTGTTCTTTGAATTTCTTTTTGGAAGTGGAAGTATTTAGCCATTTTTCATCAAAAACAAATTGATCAGCATATTCTTGAGAAAGCATTCCTTTTGAAATCAATGCTTTTTTCAATTGGTCAATTGCTGTTTGATACTCTTTTCTAAGCGCATCTTTTTGTTTCTTTACATACACATCTACATTTTCAGCGACTGTATCTGCAGTTTCATTTAGTGCATTAACGACTGAACCTACTTTTTTCTTAAACTCTTCTAAAGGCTCTTTATATGCCTTTTCTAATGCTTTTCTTTCAGCATCTAAATTCTTTGCATAAGAACGATACAAAGGAACCATTCCTTCTCCTTTTTTAACAAAGTCCTTATAGTTGCTTTCATCAACCACTACACCTGCTTTTGCTTTGATTGCTGGAATCAGTTTGACAATGTCATCAATATTTGAAACGATTGCTTCATTTGCAGGTCGCTTTTGAACTTCCAATGAAAGATGCTTTTCATCAATGTTAACTTGTTCATCAATGATTTCAGCTTTTGCTTCAATAACTTTTTCTTCACCCGCTGGTCTAAAGAATTCAATCGTATTGACTACTTTGTATCTTGGATCAATTGTTTGTGATGCTGTTTGCCAATAAACAATCTTGTTTTGCATTAAGATTGTAATTGGTTGGTTTCCTGGATAAGGTAATTTGATAACTGGTTCTCCATTCGAAAGGAAGCAGTTATTGATTGATAAGAAGTTGATTACTTTATCAAAATCTTCTTTGGTAGAAATACTGACTGCTACAAATTCATTGAGCAATCCTTGTTGTAATTCGTTCATTTCTTTTCCTCCTTCTTCTTTAAGCATCTAAATTCATTGCTAACTGACTGTTATATTCTTTGATTTTCAAGCTTGTATTGACTTCAGGTGACCATGATTCAAGATATTCTTTTGCATTTTCAAATTCAGTCTTTAAAGTATCTCTATATGAACCCAACTTGAAATAGTTCTTGTAATCTCTCCAAATGTTACTGAAAATTTTTCTGCTCATTAGTTGGTAAGCTCTTGAATTAATACCTCCCAAAGTTCTGATTACTGTTGTTTTAGCAATCTTTTCAAGCGTATATTGTTGTGAACTGTCAATCGTTGTTGATTTTTCTAGGCTAGATACTTTTTCTTCTAGAACATCAACTCTTTGAGCAGTTTGTTCATGTGCTTCGATTGTTAGCTTTAAAAGTTGTCTTGGATCAGTAGGTGCTTTAGCGTAAGACCCTGTTTTTCTCAACGTTGGAAGAACTTCACTTGTTACCCAACGTTTGAATTTCTTAGCGTTTGGAAGTTTACTTGATAAAATTAATGAATATAATCCACTTTCATTAATTAACCAACTTCCACGTTGTCCTAACTCAGGGGCGTTTTGTCCTTGAGTTTTAGAATTAACTTTATCTTCTTCATCTACGTGGTCTAAGATTGCATGATTAACATCCTTATATCCTAATGCCTCAGCCACATCCTTTCCAACGAACCATGGCTCGTTATTAATAACTAAACTTCTTACTTTTCCAAACTCTTGGTTTTGGAATATTTGTAGTTCATTCATATAATCCCTCCTGTTTATTTTTTTAACTTAACTCTCTATAATGAAGTTATCAGTTTAATAACTCTGAAATTAAGATAGAAAGTAAGGTAAATTAAAATGACACTTATAAATAAATTTGATGCACAATCTATAGAAACTATCAGTAGAATAATTGGCAGCATTATGACTGGAAGCACAATCACTAAAATGCTTGAGCAGCTAAATATTGAAGACAATAGTAATCAGTCCACTAAATGGAGAAGATTAGATTTCGTAATGAGAGAAACTCAAACTACTTACGATTGTGGAAACAAAGTTTTAGAAATAATTAAATATGTATTTCATCCAACAAGTAGCTGGTTTTCTGATAACAATGAATACAAAGCATCTATCAACGAAATAAATAAATGCATTTCTTTTTATGGCTACGAAGTACACGAAGATGGCGATATTCATTTAATTAAATCTTCTAAAACTAGAACCCAAGCAAACGAAAGATACGATTTACTTAAATCAAAACTAATTGAAAGAAATATTCATCCTAAAATTCTTGAATTTTGCACTCAAGATATTGTTAATGAAGATTACTTTTCTATAATCTTTGAAGCGTCTAAATCCGTATACGATAGGATTAGAAAAATGACTAGCATAAACCTTGATGGCAATAGATTGATATATACTTGTTTTGATTTAAAATACCCAATAATTGTTTTTAATTCCCTTAAAACCGATACTGAAAAAAATTTATATAGCGGACTTAAAAATATTTTGCTTTCAATTGCTCAAATCGGGCGAAACCCTAAAGCTCATACACCTAAAATTTATTCATACGATAGTTTAGATAATTGTCTTGATATATTGAATCTGATTTCTTTTTCACATAAAATGTTAGATCAATGTTCCATAAACCAATTTGCCTTAGATGAGTTCATGAAAAGCAACTGATTCTACTTTTCCTAAAGAATTTTGGTAAATATTTTCCATTCTTGTAGCATAAAAACATGCTACATTTTCGTTTGGAAAAATTAATGAATCACAGATGCATTTGGAAATAGTTCCAGATAAGCTGGATAAATAATATTTTTCATTTGCAATATTGACTGTAACTACGTATAACTTGCTAATTTCATTCATTGTGAACTTTTCCTTTCTAACTAACTTCTTTTAATTCCTTGTTTCTATTTTCCAAAAACGGTGGTGGTGTTTGTGTTTCAATTAAGTTCCAGTACCACAACTCCGTTTTAAATAGATATTTTGCATCTAGCACCAAATCATCATAGTGAAGATAAACAACTCTTGTTTCTTGCTTCCCTGCGCCGTTGTTGGCCCACGGAATATCTAAAATTGCATATAAGACAAAATGTCTTAATCCTGTGGTTATCATGTAATGCAGGACTTGAAAGTAATAAGTAATTGGAATATGATCATTAGCCCATTCTCTTAACATTGCACTATTTTGAATAGTGGTTGATTTGATTTCCAATCCCCATTTTTCTTTAGTTTCCTTTTCAAGCATTGCTCCATCAAGATTTGCTCTGAGAAACGGATATTTCTTGTTCGATAAACTGATATCCTTTGTATCAACTAGTTCGAACTTATTTTTATAGAGCACACCGAACAATTCAATGAGAATTGGTTCCAATGCATTCCCTTTTTCAATTGCTTCACTTGTTTGAAATACAGGCTTTTTAACACCTGTCTTTTCTTCCCACAACTCGTAAGGCGTTTTATAATTACTTACATTCATCACAATTCCTGCATCAGAACCACCAATTCCTTTACCTCTTAGGCTATGCCAATGATTTTCATCCTTGACATAATCAATATTGCAATTAGGAAAGAACTTCTCATAGTTCGTAGTTTCCATCTTCTAGATCCTTTTTGCATTTAGTAAGTTCTTGCTCCATTACAAACAACTCTCTGTGTTCATCTTCTCTTAATAAATCCTTACAACTTAAACACATGATGTTTGTTTCCAAGTTAGCAACTTTCTCTTCTAATTCTTTCTTTGTCATATCTATTTCCCCCTTTTTATATAGATTTCTACTTGATATTTTTGCTGCTTTGGACTCTCAACAAAGATGTCTATCTTATTGCCTTTTATGGCACCTCCACAATCTTCGGCGATATATTCATTACCGTTGATTAGGACTACGGAGCCATAAGGGATAACTGAAGGATCTACTGCAATTGTTTTACCTTCTTCAGCGATAGCACCTGTTGATGTCAAACGACCGTATCGATCTTCTCCGGGCCAGTAATAAGTGATAACGAACTGGCCGAGAGCTCTTCATTTTTGAAGTTCTTCCACCTGCTTTATCAGATACTCATTATCTTTTTGAGCACTTGTATAAAGCTCCTGGTACTTTTCTTTTTGAGATACCGATTCATTGTAATAATCCTTTAACAACGCCATCTGTTCCTGTTGCTCTTTGATAGCTTCATTACATTGATCCAATTTACTTTCGTAATAGCAGACAGGACCAGCAAAACATCCAAAGAGCAATATTCCAATTAGGAAATATGCTTTTTTAGTTAGCTTCATATTGCATTTTCTCCTTTTATTTTTTATAATTTATTTGGTTATTTTGGTTTTTATTTGATTAAATCAGTGCTTTGATAAGTGCTGATTTTTTCATTTGATGAATGCATCGATAAGGCTTGTAACACCAATCGCACATAGCTTTGCAAGTATCAGTGTGAAAGTTATTACTGTTGCAAGACCTCTTCCTGATAATCTTTCCATGATGATTGCTCCTTTTCTAAAGAACTAAATTACGTACTTCACTTGACAGCTCTTCAAATTCAATGCTTGAAATCAAATCCAACGCACAAGCAACTTCAATAATTGCTTTCACTCTGATGTATTGATCAGAAACATGTGAACATTCAATATCGAATTCACACATTTTTGAATTAGCTTCATTTGGTGAACAATTTTTAAATTCTTTTGTAGCTTTTTCTTTACGTTCAACAAGCTTTTTTAAATACTCTTTTTCATTTTTGATTTTGAACTTGATAATACCTATTTGATTTTCTCTATCCATACTAGTTTTCCTTTCCATTACCAGCCATCAAAGGACCAACCTCTTGTGTTTAAAATGAAATATTTCACAATCAATGCTCTATGACTTTAAGTACCAACCGTTAAAACTAAAGATTTTTTTATTTATAAAAGGAGTTGAGATTGGCCCTTTGATGACTAGTAATTTATTTAATTGTTTTAAGCTAAGCTATCGACATATTCTTTAGCTCTTTTTGCCTTGTGATAATTGCTTACGTCAAGACCTGCATACTTTCTTTGAAATTCCAAGATTTCTTGCTGACTGAACTTTCTTCCACGTCCTAATCTGATAGGATGAAATATTTCAAGGTCAATAAAGTTAAGCAACTGGTCTCTTGAAATTCCTAAATCTTCACGCAATTCTTTTTCAGTGAGCATCTTTGTTGGTCTGACTTCCATGTGTATCACTCCTTTCAAAAATTTCCAAATTGTGATAAAATACTGTTACACTACGATATCGAAAGTTAATATCTAGTTAGGAGGTGGTCGCATGTTAAAAGCGGCTTTAAACTCCCCTATTCTTCTAAAATAAAATTTACACATTCATGTGCTAGCAGGTGATGCTTGTTTGTACTAGTGACAGCCAATTTATTAATATAAACGACTAGTACGTTTTCAAGAAAAACGGCTATTTTATAAACTGTAGCTTTAAGGTAAATTCTATTTGTCTCATTGTAGGGTAACAAAGCAGATGCATACTGCTTTAAGTTTGAGACTTGATAAGTGTTGGATATCAAAGAAGTAAACAAATCGTGCAGCCGTTAGTACCAACACTACTAATGGCTTTTTTATTTACTGAAAAATATTTGATCAACACTTGCATTTGGAAAACTTCTCTTAAATTTTGCTAGAAATTCATAACTGGGATTTTGATATCCACTTTCTACCTTGTAGTAGTACGAAGGAGAAATTCCTATTTTCTTAGCCATGTTCTTTTGAGACAGATACAAACTCTCCCTGAATTCCCTTAATTTTTCCATTTGGCTCTTTCCTTTCTATAACGTGTTTGATAAAGCAACAATAACAACAGCAATTTCAGCTTGCTTTCTTATTTTTGCTTGTGGAGTTACGTTTTTCCAGCTTGCTATTCTGTCTATAGCATTTCTTAAAACTGCAAATGTTATTGGATATCTTTGTTCAACATCTTCCATTTTTCTTTGCTCCTTTCTTAAACTCCAAATTCTTGTATTTAATAAAGTGTCTTTTTAGGAAACTTTATTAAATATCAGTTAAAATATGTTTGTGCTTGATAGAAATGGTGCTTGTAAATCATGGTTTACTTACTATTAAAAAAAATATAACTAACCGATTTTCCTAAAGCATTCGCTATGGAATTCATGGTTGTATTTTTTATTACCGATTCTTCATTGTTTTCTAATTTTGAAATATACGGCCTAGTTAAACCTGATTTATTAGCAAGTTCTCCTTGCGTCATTCCCTTTGCAACACGAGTCTCTTTTATTCTATTTTTCATATTACACCTCCTGTAACTCATGTTTTACAAGTAAAGTATATCGTGGTTTACATAGAATGTCAACTATGAAATACAAATTCTTTACTTATTTTGTTTGTATTACTGTTAACTGTGGTTTACACTTATCTATAAGGAGGTGTACCTCATGGAGAACACATTAGGTAAATACTTACATAGTGAAAGAGAAAAAAGAAATATGAGTTTAAGGGAATTTTCTGAATTGTTAGGAATAAGTCATACCTATTTAAACAAATTAGAAAACGGAAAAGATCCAAGAAATGGTAAACCAGTGTCCCCTACTATAGAAACCCTAAATGAAATCAGCAAGGCATTGCATGTTTCTTTAGAATATCTTTTAGAAGTATCTGGTTATGTGAAAACAAATAATTTTGAGCAAGAATATCAATCATTTGCCACTCCGCAAGAAGCATTAAGTTTCATTTTAAAGCAAGATATGATTGCAGATTTTGGTGGATATGATTTAGAAAATATGTCTGATGATGAAATCATGGAAATGGCAGATGATATTGCTGATATGTTGAAGATTATTTCTAGAAAGCACAAATAATATTAATTAAGGGAGTGTGCTTATGAGTGAACGTAGAAAATAAACTTAATTATTTATTGAATGAATTTAAAACATCAAATGTAAAAGAAATTGCTGATCACTTGGATATATCTATCCAGCATCAAGATTTCAAAGCGAAAACTTTAGATTCAAGACTAATGATTGTTGATTCTAAAGGCTACATATTTGTAAGAAATGATTTAGATTGTGCGTATGAGAATTTTTTAATAGCACACGAGTTAGGACACTATGTCCTGCATTTTGATAAGGACATCAGTTTTAATTTTCTTAGAAGAGTTTATAAGACACGATTAGAAAGAGAAGCAAATGAATTTGCTGTTAGATTACTGATGTACGAAGAATTACATAATATAAAAGATATTGAAAATATTGAATTTATTGTAAAAGAAAAAGGAATACCATTAAAGGTTTGGTATTCGTTAAAAGATAATATTTAGGAGGAAATATAAAATGAAAATTAAAAAAATTGCAATAACATCACTTGTGACAAGTTTTCTTTTAGTTGGCTGTGGAGGAAAGACAGCAGATGATGTTGTTCAACTATCCAAGAAAAAATATAAAGCCGATGAATTAGGAACAGTAGAAATTAAAGGTAAATTAGATACCGACGGCAATAGTACGATGACTTTACAAGCTAAAAGTGATAACTATACTATCAATGATCAAAAATTCAATTTAGATGGTGATAAATTCACTTTAAAAATTGAGTTTGGAGATGACACTAATCAATCAGATGCTAACGTAACTCTATACACTCAAGGAACCACTGATAAATACGAAAAAGAAATCAAAGTCAATCTAAAAGATCATATTGATTACGTTTATAAAAAAGACGAAGAAGAAAAGAAAGAATCAGCTCAAAAACAGATAATTAAGAATGAAAGAAACGAATTATATTCCTATGAAGGAAAGATGTTGACCGAACTTCTTCCAAAAATTAAAGAACTAGGATACACTGCAACATTCGCTTATCAAACTAATCATTATAGTTGTACCGATGAAGTTAATAAAGGAGACGATGAATGGCTTTCAGGCTGGAAAGTTACTGATATTTATTTTGGCAATAAAAACAAAAAGGCAATAAATGTCTATATAAAAGCGGTTTAGAAAAATGAATAATTCAATCAAGAAAGCTAAGAAATAGTTTTTCTCATCATTATACCCATTAATAATAGATTCCAGAAAAACAGACTTAATGATTTTAATTCATATGCTATACAAATAAAACACAAACTTAAAACATACCATTCAGGTTTCATAGTAATAAATTTTAAGTATGCTTTTATAGCATATTTAAAAATATCTTTTATAAATTTAACATTTTTCATACTTATATCACCTTTCTTTGATATAAATATAACTAATATATGATATCAATTCAAACTATCACAAATAAGAAAAGAGGAAAAATAAATGAAAAAAATATTGAAGCAAATGTTAGCACTATGTTTTACATTATCACTAATAGGATGTTCACAATCTTCAAGTGAAGTAATTGAATTATCTAAAAATAAATATAAAGCCGATTCAAATGGATATGTTTCTATCAAAGGAAAACTTATAGAGAACGACTTAATTTTAAACGTAAAAGATGATGATGACTTACTAGAAACTCAAAGTTGTGATGTACAAGATAATGGCAAATTTACCATTTCATTAAAATTCAATGAAATCATCAACAACGATACCCCAGAAGTTACTATTTATACAACTTATGAAGGTGAAGAATATAGAAAAAAAGTTAAGGTAAACATAAAAGACTATATCGATTCTATTTATCAAAAAGATGAAGAAGAAAAAAAAGAACAAGAACAACTTGAAAATGAGAAAAGTGATTTAGAATCATACAAAGATAAAACGGTCACAGAATTCAGAACAAGAGCTAAAGAATTAGGATATTCTGTGCAATACATATATCAACCAACTCAAAAAGACTACACTGATTATGTAAATGAAAGTACTGATGAATTTATGTCAAGCTGGGTAGTTGTTGATCTTTATATTAATACCAAAAAGAAAGATATAACAGTTTATGTCAAAGGAATATAAAAATATTGTTGTGAAGAAAACCAACCATGACAATAATTTAGATTATCTCTATGATAATCATCCTGAATTGTTAGATGATTATATAAATGTATATGAAAATTCTATATTTGCTGTTGATCATGAGATATCTCCTGAAGATATGGCTGACATCATGCAAATGATAGAAGCTTTCAAGATAGATAAGTTTAGAAGTTTAAATTAGATATTACGCCTGTTTTTCCGTTATGGGCGTTTTATTATACAAAATATGAGAGGAGTCGTGATATATGATCAGAAAAAGACCTGCAAAAAAAGCAAAGAACGGATATACTTATCAAGTTTATTTTTATTACAGAGACATATTTGACAAAAGAAAGTATTATTCTAAAAGTGGGTTTTTAACAAAAAAAGAGGCGCAGATACATGAAACTGAAATGAAGTCTAGATTGAAAGAAAAAGGCAGCTTAAATCAAGAAGCAAATAAAACTTTTAATGAAGTATTCAAGGAGTTTATGGAAACTGAGGGCGATAGATTTGCATTGAATACCATTGAAAAGAAAGAACGTACATTTAAAAAATATATTAGAAATTCATTTGGAACTTCAAAAATAACATTATTCAGTAATTATGCTTTTTTACAAGAAATTTTCAATGGCTTCGAAGATAAAACAATGTCAATTGTTAGAGCAATCAAGGATATTATAAAAAATGTAACTTCGTTTGCGATTAAAATGGGATATATAGACAATTCCCCTATTTCACTAGTAACACTTAAAGTAATAGAAAAAGAAAAAAAAGAAATGAATGTTGTGCCTTTTGAAGTTTTTCTAAAAGCCTACAACGAATTAGAAGATTGTTATGCAATCACTATTGCTATTGGATACTATACAGGTATGAGGATTGCTGAAATCTTAGCCTTAAAAAAAGATGATATTGATTTTGAAAACAACTTAATAAGCATTAATAATCAATTGATATATTCTGGAAGAAATATAAACGACTATCAAGTTGTTTCTAAATTGAAAACAAAAAAATCAAAGGACTTCATACCTTTGAATGATCAATTAAAAGATTTACTAATAGAATACCTAAAAACGCATCATAGCAAATACATTTGTCAAAAAAATAATCAATTCTATTATGTTAGTAATTTGGATAGGATTTTAAAAAGAAAATATGATTTTACTTTTCATAATTTAAGACATACTTTTGCTTCTACTTTATATGAAAACGATGTTGATATAAAAACGACACAAGAGTTGCTTAGACATAGTAATGTCAACACTACTTTAAATGTCTATACTCATCTAAAAGAAACCAAGAAATTAGATACAATAAATAACGTTTTCAAGGCAAAAGATGTCAAAAGTATGCCAAAAATGAAAATTAACTAA